CATGGATTGCCTTGGTACAGCGGCCATAGCTTTTGAATTGATAGCTGCTCGCGCAATGAGAGCAAATGTTTGGTGCTGTTTTGGTGTTCTAGACAGGGCAGGGATAGTCGCAATGCTGTGCCTGGGCGCTGCCTCCTAGCATGGCAGCATGCCGCTCCATCAGACTCCAAGCTCTCAGCATCACCGCCCGTCGTGGCTGGCGCCGCTCTGGGGTTGTGTGCTGGGTGCTGCCTGGCAGGTGACTCAGGCCAGGCTGTGGCATCTGTCGCTCTACCAGCTTTTGCTGGCTGGGGGTTTGCTGACAATGCTGTTTGCATGCAGATGGCGTGGCAGGCCCTGGCAGAGCTGGTGGCTGATGCTGTGGGGCGCTGCCTGCTGTGTGGCGGGGCTGACGGGGTGGCGCGCCCACGCCTATCTGGAGCAGACCCTGCCACAGGCGCTGGAGGCGGTGGACTTGCAGGTGGAGGGCCGCATTGCTTCCATGCTGCAGAACCAGGCCAACGGTCAGCGCTGGCGTTTTGTGGTCGATAGCTCGGATGCCGGCGTGCCAAAGCTGCTGGAGCTGTCCTGGTATGGCCCTTTCGGGCAGGTGCCGGATGCCAGTCAGCCTCTCGTGCCTGACTGGGCCAAAGGCGTGGCGCTCAGTCCCGGCCAGCGCTGGCGTTTCACGGTACGCATCAAGCGCCCGCATGGCTCGCGCAATCCGCACGGCTTTGACTACGAGCTGCTGGCCTGGGAGCAAGGAGTGCAGGCCACGGGTTATGTGCGTAGTCAGCCCGCGCCCGAACTCCTGGCCGTGACAAACCAATATCCGTTGCAGCGCTGGCGACAGGGCTTGCGCGATCGCATTCAGGGCGAGGCATTGCGCTTGCAGCGCTGGTGGCCAGATGGCGGCGCAGAGCATGCTCAGGCCGCCCTGGGCGTGGTGGCAGCGCTGGCCGTGGGCGATCAGCAGGCGATTGAGCGCAAGGACTGGACCCAGTTCCGTCAGACGGGCGTGGCGCATCTGATGAGCATATCGGGCCTGCACATCACGATATGCGCTCCCCGTTTTTGGGGAATGCGGCAAGTAAGGCATTCAGCGTCTTAGCTGCTTCTGCCTGTATCTCGTCTTGGTTGTTTAGACCCTCTACAACCTGCTCAAGCAGTGCTGTTTTGAGGTCGTAGCCTGCGATCCGGCATAGCTCAATGCGATGAGGTGTCGTGCATGTGCGTCGTCCAGTTCGCCATGCGCTGATCACTTGCTGCTGGACGTTCATTAGCTCTGCGAGCTTGATTTGACTGCCAGCTTTCTCGATTGCTTGATCGATAAGTGATCTGAGGGACATGTTTCTTCTCCGGTACAAAATACAACATAATTTGCTTTAACAGCACAAACTGCTGTACATTTCGGCCAACAGCAAAAATTGCTGTACAGCATTCTTTGCTGATTTTAAGCAGGAGCGGCCAATGTCTCAAAACACATCCCCGGATAACGTCCCCAGCGCCAAGCAAGGCACTGCCGATAGCTTGGCCGCTCCCGGTCGTGTCGGCGCTGGGGGCACCACTCTCGTCGCAGGTTTTAGGTATGCCAAAGATTGCGCCTGCGCTACTTGCGAATTCCCCAGCGACTTTTCTGCACGTATGCAGGTTTTGGATGCCCGTGCCGCTTTTGAAAAGTGGGCGGCTGATGAAACCAATCTGCCTCTTCGCCGTGGCGCTCGTGGCGGCTACACGTACCCCAATACCTCGCTTTCGTGGAAAGCATTTCGCGCAGCTTTCCTTGCTTGCATTGAGGTGTCGGCATGAGCTTTACCTTCTTCATGGAATGGCTCTTTCGCGCCCAGGCTATTGCCGTTGCTTTGGGTGCTATGGTCTTCTTGGTGCTGTTCCTTGTCGCATCAGTCGTTGATGCGTTTCGTCGCTTCAAGGCGCGCAAGGGAGCGGGCTCATGATCATTTGCTACGACGGCAAGCCCGGCGAAGGCATGCAGCTCCATCGCAATCGCGATCAATGGGCGTCTATCGCCGACTTCCTGACCCGTCAAAACCTCGCAATTGTGTTGCAAGCCCGCGCCGCTGCTGCAAGGGGCCCCGCTTGCGGGGGTGGTGCAGCAGCAGCGCAAGCTGCTATCAATTTTGGGGGGTACGGCGGAGCTGATACATCACCTGTCCCCGTTAGTAACACGGGGACAACTTCGACAAGGGGCGCAGCATGAAAAACGCCAATGATCTTGTCCTGGTCAACAACGAAATCAAGCTGCGCCTGCAGATTGAGCGTCAGGCCTCCAGCAACCTCGTTCATGTCGATTGGATCGCCTTCACAGTCCAGATGCGGCACGCACCAGTGCCAACTGTCGAAACCTTATTTCCTTCGTCTGAGCCTCGCTCCTGTTCTTATGCAGAAGCCCGTCTTGGTCTAGTGGCCACGGAAAAGGATTTGGAGCGCGAAGCGTTTTTCAGGCAGTACCACCGCGAAAAAATTGTCGCCATGCTGCGTGAGTTTGAGGACGAAGACTACACGGCACACACACAAGCTTTCCAAATGGCAGAGGACGTGGCCGCCATCCTCGGCCCTGATTTCATCGCCAATTCAGACCTCTGCCGTGGCCTCAATTTCTACAAGCACCGCTACAACATTGAGCGCTGCGGCCGCACTGTGGGTTGGGTCGGATTCCTCTCCGTGGCCAAGGGTGCGCGCAGCGAAGCCCAAGCCAAAACCATCCATGTGAACCTTGAGGGCATGGCTTGCACGTTTGCGAAAGCAGGATGGCGTGAAGAGCTGGCCGACTATATCGATGAGCACCGCGGCTTGATTACTCGCTGCGATCTGGCCCTGGACTTCTTCCAAGGTGTTGCCGGAGGCTGGGCGCGTTTCAAGCCCGAATACGACGCGGGCCTGATGGATCACATGGGGCGTCGCCCGAAGGCGAAGGCATGGGACGAATGGGACGGACTAGGGGAGGGCCGCTCCATCTATCTTGGCTCTCGCCAAGCAGGAAAGCTCACCAACATCTACGAAAAGGGCAAGCAGCTTTTCGGGGCCAAGGACGCCACGGACTGGACACGCATAGAGCTGCGTTACGGCAACCAAAAACGCATTTTGCCCACTGACCTGCTGCGCAACCCAGACGGGTGCTTTGCCGGTGCCTCTGCATGGCATTCAACCATGCTCGGTGAAGCCGGAGCCATGGCAGCCCCGCTACCGATCAAGACAGAGCCACGCCTGCCAGAGCAAACCATCCTGGCCGAGTGCGTCCGCAATGCCCGTTGGGCCATGAGCACCGCAGGCAAGAGCCTCGCGCTCGCCTTTCAGTACCTTGATGAAGAAACCCTTGTGGGCTTCGTTGTCAACTGCGCCGAGATGCCGAATCGCCTCTCCAAGTTCAGCAGAGAAGAGGTCGCACGTCACTACGCGCAAGCGTTCAAACAAGTTTCTGCCTCCGGTTCAGGCCGTACCGGTTTCAAGGCTGATCAGGCCATCACAGAGGAAATCCAATGAAGTTCCAATCCAACGCCGTTCTGCATGGCATCAAGTCTTCCAAGGGCGAAATCGAAGGCCGTGGCTTTGACTCCACCACCTTCCACCTGTCCGTGGACATTGCTGACAGCAACAGCGGTGAAGCCATCGGCGTCGTGACTCGTCCTTTCAAGCTGGGCACCTCCGAAGAGTTCAAGAAGTGGCAGCACCTCAAGAACAGCTGGCCCGCAACTGGCCTGCCTGTCGTCTGCGAATTCGACATCGTGGCCGGTGCGGAGCAAGCCTCCAAGCTCGTTCTGCTGTCCATCAAGCCCTTGACGGCTGCAAAGGCTGCCTGATGCCGCGCTACGTGATCCAGTCCGGCACTACAGGCCAGTTCCTGGCCCCGTCTTTCGAGCACGGGGAACCGGAGTGGGTCATGTTGCTGAGTGAAGCCGGTGCGGTCGATGACTTGGAGTCTGTTGCCCAGCTCCTTGAAGACCACACCGAGCCTTTCCACCGCGCTCAGGTCGTTGACCTGTCCGAGATATGAGCGCGCTCAACCTGCTTTGGTTTCTTCCCCCCGTGCTGGTGCTATTTGCGTGCCATCTGCGCAGGCTTTCTTCGCACGCTGGATGAGGTGATTCGATGAGTGAAGGTGTGTCTTGCCCTGAGTGCGGCCATTCGGGCGGTTGGGATGAGTTTCAGGACTCTGAAAACGATGCCCCTGACTTGGCCTATGCCTGTGAATGCCCGAGCTGCGGCCACTACTGGGATGCAGAGGACGACTGATGCGAGTTCTCGTCTGTCAGATTGACGCTAGCCCATGCCCTGAATCTGCCCAGCAATGGGTGGATTTGGCCTCTGTGCTGCTTGATCCAGCCGTGTTTGGCCTGGATGCCCAGACCGTGCTTCTGATAGCCAGCTACGGCGCTGTGCCGGTGCTCGGTGGCTATTTGCTGGGGTGGGGCATATCGCTCTGCAAGGGACTGATTTCCAAGCTCTGAAACGGCAGACCAGAGGTCGCAAATCCGTCGCCTCTGCTGTGCCGCTTTTGGCACGTTTCTAGGAGAAAACTATGTTCGCAAAAACTCGTTCTGTGGCCCGCAAGTACGGTGCCAAGGTAGCTGCTGTCGCCACTCTGGGCGCACTGTCTGTGCCTGCCTTCGCGCAAAGCACCAATCCCATTCTGCAGATGCTCGATAGCATCGGCACCGAGGGCATTGTTGCCGGTGTTGTCGCCTTCGGTCTGACCGTTGTGGGCCTCGCGCTGGCGTTCAAGGCCCCTGACGTGGCAAAGCGCGGCGTTAAGAAGATCTGATCATGCTGTCGGGCGCTGTCATCCTCTTGGTCTATGCCCTGATTGCGTTGATCGGGGGTATCAGTGCCTTGGCCCTTGTGTTGGGCATGAAAGGGCACCCATGAAAAAACTCTTCGTGGGTGCTCTGCTCGCATCCTCTGTCCTTCCTGCCTTCGCAGCCATCAGCCTTGTGAACTATGACGGTTTCGTTGTCGTCCAGTCGGGCAACACATGGAATTTTCATCACGAAAGCGCCGAGAACACGGCCCTCAAAGGCGGCACTGTTTACGGTCGTGCTGGCGCTACGGTTTCCACCACTCAGCCTCTAACGGTCGGCACTCGCGGTGTTGTGGCTGTTGGGAAAGGCGCCGTTGTCGATGTCGCTGCGAAGATTCCGCGTGCCAATATGGCTAGAGCCTTGATTGCTGCTGCAAAGATTGGGCGCATTGCAGCTGGCCCCGTTGCTTATCTCGCTACTGAAGCTTTGCTCGACTACGGCCTTAAAAATGTCAGCCTTGGCGATGACGGTAATCTGAAGGCTGAATCTCCTGATTCCAACTCTGTGCTGTCTGATGGCAACGAGTACTACTACTCAGACCTGTCAGGAGGTTATTCAACACCCCAAGCCGCTTGCAATGCGTATGCCTTAAAAAAGGGTGGCGCATTCTTCTCAGTAGACAAGGATTTCTGCACCTGGACAAATCCTGATGGTGGTCGCTCTGCCACCGGTGCTCCTGCTAAACGCACGTCATCTACTTGCCCTGCAGGCAAGTACTGGATTTCGTACACCACGTGTTCTGATAAGCCCGAGATGCGCTCTATGAGCGAGCAGGAGATCTACGACAAGCTGGCCGCTAGCTCTGATTGGCCCAGCTCCTCCGCGCTGGCTTTGCAGGGCATGCTCAGCTATCCCGATACGCGAAAAATTCTTACGCCTTACCCAGACAACGGAGTGACCCTGATCGGTCAACCTAGCGTGCAGGGTAAGACCTCCACAAGTACCGACACAGTTCAGCTTGTTCCTGGCACAAATACGGTGGCCCCACCTGGCGCAACCCAGACCCAGACGGGCACGCGTACCACTACCACCACGGCTACTCATCCGCTTACCTATTCGGGTAATAGCGTTACGTCTTCTACGATCAACAACACGACGACGAACATCACCAACAACACGACGAACGTAACCACTACTGAGAACAAAACGGAAACGGTCGAGGATGATTCCGAAGAGCAGACCCCTAGTGATGCGCCGCTTGGTGACGTTCCAAAACTCTACGAAAAGAAGTATCCGGACGGTCTTTTAGGCGTCTGGGATGCCAAGAAATCTGAGTTTGAACAGACCAGCTTTTTCAGAATGATTGGCGAGCTCACTCCAAAGATAGGGCAGGCCGGATCCTGTCCGTCCTGGTCAATAGATCTTTCTTGGACTCCGGGTGCGTCAATGGGCGTGCACCAGCTTCAGCCCCCTTGCATGATCTGGCCCATCTTGAAGACCATCGTCATCATTTCGGCCCTTTTTCTGGCCCGTGCGCTGATATTTGGGGGCTGATATGGCTGCTGCTTTCTCAATGCTCTTTGCCAAGATCGCTGCAGTAGTGCAATGGTTTGGCAACCTCTTCATCGGCGTTTTTAAATCCCTTTGGGACATGTTGACTGATGTGCCTTGTCTGCTCCTAGAGCAGGCTCTAGACATCGTCATATCCGCCGTCAGCGCATTCAATTTCGATGGTGTGACTGGTTCGCTCAGTGCATTCAATGAGCTTCCTGCTGAGCTGGTCAACATCCTGGGCTTGCTTGGTTTTGCAGAGGCTATGGGCATCGTCGGAACAGCTATTACTATCCGCATTCTGATGCAGCTCGTACCGTTCACAAGGCTTGGATCATGATCGACCTACTTGAAGGCATTCCAGGCTCTGGCAAGAGCTATGAGGCAGTGGTTTTTCACGTGCTGCCGGCTTTGAAAAAAGGTCGCAAGGTCGTCACCAATCTGCCTCTAAATGTCGAAGCCTTTGCCAAGCTGGACGCTCGCTATCCCGACCTGCTGGATATCCGAAAGGAGCCTCGCCCTATCTTGGGTCGCTGGGATGCCGAAGCTGCAGGCCGTGGTGAATCCTGTTTTGTGCTGGGTGATTTTGAGCAGCCGAAGGCTGTCAAAGTCACCCAAAAAATCCATGGCATGAATGTTCAGGTCACGGGCGTCCTGGATGATGAAAGTGACCGTGCCGTCGGTGAGTTTGAGGGGCGTCCTTCCATCAAGGCTCCGGCAGGTACACCGCTGTTTGGCCATGTCTGGGACTTCTACGATGACTGGCGCGGCGAAGGCAATCAAGGCCCTCTGTACATCATTGACGAATGCCACGTTTCTTTCCCAAAAGAGAACGTGCGCAAGGGCAGGGGAACGCCTGATAACGTCATTCAGTGGTTCAAGCTGTCGCGGCATTTCGGCGCAGATATCTTGCTGATGACCCAGCGCATGAACGCGCTGGAGCCTGATATTGCCGAGCTGGCCCAGCATCACATAAGGGTCATGAAAGCCCTGTTCCTGGGCAAGAAAGATGAGTACGTCCGCAAGGTGTTCGCGGGCTATCGTGGTGGTGAAGTTCAGGTCAATATTCGGCAGTACAAGAGCCAGTATTTCCACCTGTACCAGAGCCATACACAGGGCAGCACCGTCATAGAAGCGTCTCCGAGTGATCTGGATACCAAGTACGTCAGACTCAAGAAATTCAACCGAATTTTCTATGCCTTCACGGCTTTGGCGTGCGTCTACGCTGGCTATAAGATATTCCACAAGCCCGACAACAATGAGCATGCAAAAGCCTTTAAGGCGGCTGTGCACAAGACTCCTGAGGGGCACAAGCTTTTGGGCGTGGCACCTGATGGAAGCCCGATTTCTGAGCCCTACAAGCCACCAACGCCAGAGCAAGCTACGGTGAAGCCTCGGGAACCTGAAAAGGTTTCGGAGGCTTCACAGGAGCCGCTAAAAGAGCCTGAGAAACACGACCCGGAACCGCTCGAGGGCAAGGGTGTGCATATCGTTGGCTGGGCCTCGTACAAGAAGGTTCTTATGCATTCCATCGTCTTGTCAAAGGATGGCCGCACCATCGCGGATATCAAGGCCTCCGACCTCGTCCAGGCAGGCTATGAGTACCAGCCTTTGGCCGAGTGCATGGCCTACCTGAGCTGGAGGGGGCAGAAGAGGGCGGTTACTTGCGATGCGCCGCGCGTGGCAAGTGGGACGGATACAAAGCCTGTCGTCATTGAAGATCCGGCAGCCCGTAATCGCGCTGGTGCTCAGCATCAGCCCCAGGCCATGCAAGAGGAAGCCGAATACAGGCCTCCGCAGTACCAGCAGCATGCCACCATGGCCGATATTTCCAAGGTCGGTCGAACTGCGCGTTTAGTGGAATCTGGGAAGCTTTAGATTTGTGGCCATTTAAATTTAGCGATTTGATATAGCTGCTAGTTTTATGCGATCACGATTTCGCCGCGATAGGCTTGCGATCGCAGAACGTTCCTGCGGTAGGCGTTTGCGCGTTCGTATTCGCTGAGGCTGACTGTGGGAATGGGCTTGCTCAGTGCAAGCTTGAGCTGGCCTTCCTTTGCAAACTTGATGAAAGCTCGCGCGCGATTCTGAGCATCTTTCCACCACTGGGGAATGGCAGGTACTGCCGGATATTCAACCAGGCCGCGCGCCTTCATGGCCTTGGTGATGTGAGCGCGAATCTCACGGCCGAGGCGCGTTGTGGGGCGCGAAGTGTTCCAGATCGGCCGGCCGAAAGGCAGCACCAGTTGCAGCGCCATTGCCTCTGCATACTTCCTGAAATTTGCTGCGATTGCCATGATGTGCCGCCTTTCTGGTGTACCGGGCCCCTAGATTTGGAGCCGGGTCGTTATCTGTCTGCTGCCCGTTTAACTGTCCCTTGCTTGCACCGTTCCCCTGAGTTCTTCGCCGTGCCTTTAGCGGTATCAGGATGGGTTTTCGGAGTGGGGAAGCTTTGTAAAGCGGAGCTTTATGAATACCCCCGTAGAAAAGACAAGGCCGCAGGCCGCTCCTGATTTAGCGTGGCCGAAGAGGCGAAAACTCCGGGGAATGGTGCTGGGCGCGATGCTTCACGGGCAGCTGACGCCGTGCGGCGAGCACATAGAGCACCGAAGAGTGCTCAGTCTTTGGGAGTCGTGCGGGAGCGCTCCTGTCCTATGATTTCAGGCAGGAGGGAATATGGGATTAGAAGATCGTGATTACTACCGTGAAGACTATGCAAAGAAAAATGGCATGCGATACAACGCTCGGAATGCCACGTATCGCAAGATTTCTGGCGTTCGGCCAAATGATGAGTTAACTAAAAGGCCTGTTCATGAATTCAGTTTGATTGCAAAGATTGCAATCACGTTCTGTGTGCTTTTTGGGGCGGCCTTGATCTATCGTTATCTGCGATAGCCGTTCAAGTGATTCTGGCCATTTCTGAGGAGTGCATATTTGCTATAAACAGCATAGCAATGTTTCTAATGAATGATTAGCTTTCAGTAGTTACTTGTAGCATTGAGAACATACAAATAACGGAGAGAGAAATTGCTGATTGGATATGCTCGCGTTTCGACCAGGGAGCAGGAAACTTACTTGCAAATTGACGCGCTAAACAAGGCCGGGGTTGAGGTTATCTATCAAGAGAAGACCAGCTCGGTGGGGAGTCGGCCAGAGCTGCAGAAGCTGCTTGCTTCGTTGTCGAAGGGCGATTGTCTTGTTGTTTACAAGATGGATCGCATTGCACGTTCCTTGAAGGACTTGCTATCTATCTTGGAGCGTGTGCAAGCTGTTGGTGCAAATATTCGCTCGCTTACAGAGCCTTTGGACACTTCTGTGCCTGTCGGCATCTTCATGGTGCAAGTTCTTGGTGCGGTGGCGCAGCTTGAGCGCTCAATCATCCGGGAAAGAACTGTGGCTGGTCAGTTAGCGGCCTATCGTCGTGGTGTGCAGCTCGGTCGCCATAAGCACGCTACCCCTCCTGAGACTGTCCAGAAGATGCGCGAGCTATATGCCACTGGGGAATACACCTATCCGGCCATAGCAAAGGAGTTTGGCGTTCATGCGTCCACTGCCAAGAGGCTCATTACTGGTAAGACTGCCCGTAAGAAGATGCCTGTACTTGGTCAGTATCTTGATGATGATTCGGCTCACATGTGACCATGTTTGCCTGGCTGGCCGTCTTGATCGTGGGCCGTGCATGGAGGCTCAGTGCGCCCGCCTGTCGTTGGATGCCTGCCCCGCGCGCGGCCCTGGCCGTGGGCGTGGTGCTGGCGGCGGCCTATGCCTTGTTCAGCGGCTGGGGTCTGCCCGCGCAGCGCACGATCTGCATGCTGGCCGTAGTGGCGCTGCTTCAATGGCTGGGCGTG